AAAGAAATTGCAGATAAGTTGTATAAGAAATGAAACCTAAAAGAATAATACTAGTAAGACACGGTGAATCCACTGGCAATGCTGACCCTATGGAATATCTGCATACACCCGATTATAAATTACCCCCAACAGAACACGGGGTTGACCAAGCAGTAAACGCCGGTGTCGGCATTAAACACTTGATTAAAAACGAGACCTTACATGTTTACAAATCGCCTTGGTACAGAGCTAGACAAACGTGGGACGGGTTAGCTGTTAATCTAGCTGATAACGCAATAAAAGTTGTCGAAGATCCGAGAATACGCGAGCAGGACTGGGGGCATTTAAGGCACCCCGATGATGCTAAAGCAATGCGTGACATACGAAACGAATACGGTCCATTCTTTTACAGGATGGAAGACGGCGAATCCCCTGCAGATGTTTTTGATAGGGTAAGCACATTTTTTGAAACTATGCACAGGGATTTCGGTAAATATGACTTTGCAGATAACTGCTTAATTGTTACTCATGGTATGACCTTGCGTGTCTTTTTAATGCGTTGGCTACATTGGACAGTAGAAGAATTTGAAAATGTTCGCAATCCTAAAAACTGCGACATTGTAGTTTTAGAAAAGCAAACAACTGGTAGGTATAAACTAGTTACTGACCTTGTATATAGAACATGAGGAATTATAATGCCTAGCGAAACTTTTATAAAAATACTTGGTGGTTCAAGAGGTACCAGTGTCTAAAGAACTTTTAGTAGTAACAATGGAAGAATGCGCAGAGCTTACACAAGTATGTTCTAAACTATATCGCTTTGGTAGTAAAGAATATGGTGACTTTAGCGAGAAGATGTCCGCACAAATTAAAGAAGAAGCCGGTGATGTATATTGTATGCTTCAGCTATTAGTTGAACACGGATATGTTACACAAGAAGAGATGGAAGATCGCGCAGAAGTAAAGCGAGAGAAGTTAAAAAAGTGGAGCAAGATCGATGTCGAAAGACCCCTTAACGAAAGCTGAACGTAAACTTTCTGGAAAGTGCCCTGACTGCGGCGCCGATGAATCCCCCGGGCCTTGGCACGATGAGGATTGTGACAATTATGGTGATTATATAACTGATACGTTTATGGTTACTGCTGAAGCGTATAAAGATATAATAGAAAACTACCATGAAGATTAATTTTGACGTTGATATAGACATGGCAGACAGAGACAAGTTTTTAGAACTTGTTAATGCCACACCTGCGAGCATCAAAAAAGACGGCGAGTACACAAAGCACAACACAGGTGTCTACTTTCAAAACATTCCTAAATTTCCCGTAGAAGGTTATAGCACAATCGATCATAAGCAAGCAGAACAAGACGGGTGGTTAAAGATAGACTTCCTTAATAACAGCATTTATGAGGGCGTAAAAGATGAAGCGCATTTAGACAAGCTGTTAAACACTGAGCCGATGTGGGAATTACTAGATCATAAAGAAATAGTTGAGCAACTATTCCATATAAGCAACTATTATTATCTTGTAGAGCAATACAAACCTACAAGCATATCACAATTGGCTATGTTACTGGCTATCATACGTCCGGCTAAGAAACATTTAGTTGGAAAATCATGGGCAGATATAGAAAAGGAAGTGTGGATACCGCCCACAGATGGAAGTTACTACTTTAAAAAGTCGCACAGTTACGCCTACGCGGCAGTTATAGTTGTACAGTTGAATTTATTAAGTGAAATCTAGTCTGTCTTTTTGACTAGCTGAATACCACGTCTTTTAATTCGCTTTTTAAGCATATCTTGTAACGTAGTCATAGGACCAAATAAATGGTCTACATCTTTCATTGCGATTGTGGTCAGGAAAGGTCTAAAAGGTTGTAATTCGTAGTGCAAGAATACGTCTATAGGCATTTGTCTGTTACTTTCCCACCACCAAGTTTCACTTAATTTGATAAACTCTGCGCGTATTTCTGCGCTGGGCATCTTATCCAAGTCATACATTGTGAGTATGGTGCTATCGTAGTTAACTACAACGCCATAGTAGTATTTTGTTGAGCCGTGTTTCGTGCCGTATTCTAATCCTGTTATAAATGGAAATTCTTCTTGGTTAATTTCTTGCATACAGATATTTAGCATTTTGAATGATAAATAGTACTGTAGAAAGGCTCCGATTTAGTATAAATACTATTATGGATTACGGAGATCACAGATTATTTTTATATGACGACATAATAGAACTTGTTGTCACAACCACCAGCTTATATGTTGATAACAGACCTATGAATCATAGAAAATTACAAGCCCATAAGGGACTAACTAACACACTAATGTTTAACATTAGGAATAGAGATAGAAAACTACAAAACGTTTTTAGTGATGAGCTGGTTGCGTATATTGTAAACCCAAGTACACGGGCTAGAGTATTAACAAAACAGCTAGTACATACAAGTGATGTAGGGATTTCTTCATTGTCCTTGACAAACGGAGACCTACAAAACGTAAATCCAGGACTATATAGAATTTATATAACCAGAACTACGCAAGAACAGGTGGATATGCCTGTTTACTCTAATCAAAATAACGATATAAGTTTTGACTTGGAAATAAGCGATGAGGCTGTATTTGATCCAGTGGCGACACAGATCGAATTAGGCGAAGATTTTACTCAAGTAAACAATTCACCTAATGTATGGACATCTAGCGCACTATTTGGCAACTTAGATCGCAATTTTCAAAACGCACAGCACAGTATGGCAATTTATACAACTGAGTATACTGGAAACGTAGTTATACAAATTAGTTGTTTTGAAAATGTGCCAGAAAGTGACAATGCAAGCACCGACTGGGTCACAGTCGAAACCATTCCAATGGCTAATGTTAGTACAATCACCGCTAGGACATTTTCTGTAAACGCAAACTGGGTAAGATTACTTAGTTATCCGGACGATGAAACTGGTACAATAGATCAAATACTTCTACGTAACTAATTGACATATATCTGTTTTGTTGTATAATAACAACATGACTGTAGACTCAGCTATACAAAAAGTACACGCATTACTTTTAGATAATTTGCCCGCCGGAACCACAAGAAGCCCGAAAGGTTGGACGATTTTTAACTGTGTGATGTGCAACGACAAGCGCAAACGCGCAGGAATCAAAACTACAGCCGGGAAAATAAGCTATAACTGCTTTAACGACCCAAACTGCAAAACAGGTTGGGAACCTTCTGCCCATTTAGGCAAGAAATACAAAGCATTAGCTTCTAGACTGGGCGCAACAGACAAAGAAATCCATGACGTACAATTAGAACTGCTAAAATACAGCAATGAATTAGCTAACGAAGACGAATTTGAATACAACGGCACGTTTAGTAAGTTTGAATTAAAAGAATTTCCTGAAGATACCGTAGTCAAAGTAGTTGCAGACTTGCCCGATGACCATCCGGTTAAGCAATACGCAAAAGATAGAGGTCTGCTAGGGCATTATAACTACTTGTATTTTGATGGCCCAGTTAAATACAGAAAAAGATTGATAATTCCCTTCACTTATAACAATGAACTAGTTGGATGGACAGGAAGGCACATTTCTCCGCCTAATAAACAAACACCTAAGTACTTACATGAATTTCCAACAGGCTATGTTTTTAATTTAGACAGATTTTCGAACAGCGAACGAGAAATAATGATTGTAACAGAAGGTGTGTTTGATGCCATTTTGGTAGACGGTGTTAGCGTACTAAGCAATCAAGTAAGCCCGGAGCAATTGGCACTTATAGAGAAGTTAAACAAAAAAGTAATACTATGTCCAGACAGAGATGCCCCAGGTAAAGAATTAATAGAGCAAGCAATTGACTTAGGCTGGAGCGTAAGTTTTCCGCCTTGGCACAAAGACTGCAAGGACGCGGCAGATGCTGTTTCACAATACGGCAGGTTGCTGACGGTAGCAAGCATAATTAAACATGCTACAGACAATAAGACAAAAATAAAAGTAAAAACAAAATTAAATATATAAGAGAGACTACATGACAGATATAACCCAGTACACAGACGAGATACAAGAACTATTTTTACGATTCCTAGTAAGCGATGCAGACTTATTTGCAAGATGCCAAAATATTGTTAACCCTGTGTTCTTTAGTAGAAAATTTCAGCCGGCAGTAGAGTTGTTAGTTAGCCACAGTACAGCACACAGCGCAATTCCTACATTAGAACAGATTAGAGCAGTAGGCGGCATTGACATAGAACCGATAGAACATATCACGCCGGATCATCACAACTGGTTTATGAATGAGTTTGAAACTTTTTGTAGACATAAGGGATTAGAAAAAGCTATTATCGAGAGTACTGATTTACTAGAGAAGCAACAGTACGGCGAAGTAGAGATAAAAATCAAAGAAGCAAGTCAAATAGGACTTGTAAAGGACCTAGGCTTAGACTATTTTGCGAATCCTAAAGAACGCCTGGACTGGATTAAAGCACAGTCGGGCGCAATTAGCACAGGATGGAAAGGACTTGACCATAAACTATATGGTGGACTGAACAGAGGCGAGATTACAATCTTTGCAGGCGGGTCAGGCGCAGGTAAGAGCTTGTTCCTGCAAAACTTCGCAGTGAACTGGGCATTCGCGGGCCTAAATGTTGTTTACATTAGCTGTGAGCTTAGTGAACAATTGATTAGTTTGCGTTTAGACTCCATGGTAAGTGGCTTTAGTACCAAAGAAGTTATGCGAAACATCGATGACGTTGACTTAAAAGTGAGAATGAAAGCAAAAGGCTCAGGTAAATTACGTGTCAAGTATATGCCCAATGGTGTTACATGTAATGACATACGCGCATTCTTACGAGAATACGAAATATCTGTAGGCGAGAAAGTAGATTGCTTACTAGTTGACTACTTAGACTTGTTAATGCCAATCAGTAACAAAGTTTCTCCAAGTGATTTGTTCATTAAGGACAAATATGTTTCAGAGGAACTACGTAACTTAGCAATGGAACGAGACTTGCTAATGGTTACAGCATCACAGTTAAACAGAGGCGCAGTTGAAGAAATAGAATTTGACCATCATCACATTGCAGGCGGCATCTCAAAAATACAAACAGCAGACAACGTGGTGGGTATTTTTACGTCAAATGCTATGCGAGAACGCGGAAGATATCAGATTCAGTTTATGAAAACACGTTCTAGCGCAGGTGTAGGTACAAAAGTAGACTTAAAATTCGATCCTGACACGTTAAGAATTACTGATTTAGAGGAAGGAGACGAAGATGCTATGACTGTTACAGCAGATTCTCTTGTAAATCAGCTAAAACGTAACAACAGTATTCAAACTACAGAAGATTCTAACTCGGATACTGTAGGCAAAGCTCTAAACATGCGAGACTTCCTGAAGAAAAATGACTTGTAAACGATAAATAGTGTTAATGTCCAAACAGGAGTTGTTGTGCGTAAAAGTATAATCGAAGAACTTAATCTTATATCCGAAGATAGAGATCGAAACCACGTAGTCGAGAACCGCGCCGAGCACCTTATACAAAGTGCTATTCATCTTATTGAAAAAATAGAGATGTATTATGAACCAGATGTAGCTAAGGATCTTACTAATCGTATCGTTAACAGCATAAAAGCAAAAGATTCATCTAAATTCTCCCGAGGCATTCAAAAAGTTATAAAAGAAAGTCGGAGACAAGACGATGCGAATCTGTGAAGTAGTAGATGCCGCCAAGGCACCTGTACCAACGCACAATAAACCCCATAAAGATTATAAAAACTTTATATACGATGGCAACTCTAAACGCTGGGTTGATAAAAACACCCAACGCCCTGCACAAGGGCTGATGCACGATAATTTAATGAAGGCGTATAAACCTGCCTCAACTTCTAGATTAGGAAAAGCTAAAAACTGGCTATCCGGCGAAACACCGGGAGCGGCACAAGCAACCAGATTAAATCCAGATGCAGGCATCGTACATAAAACAACCGCGGCAATGGCAGCGAAATTAGGGAGCGGCATAGATAAACTTGGACAGCGACGAGCGGCGAAGAAAGCACAGCAAGCACAGCAAGCACAGCAAGCACAGCAAGCACAACAAGCACAGCCTGTACAACAGATGCCGCAAGGAAACGCCTACAATGATACTAATTATGACAAATCTCCAGCTAGTCGAGGATACAAAAGTAAACGCAAAAAGCCCTTGAAGCTAGTGCCAAAGGATAAGTACTAGTGAAATTATTTGAACTTTTCCAACAGCCAGTAACACTAAAAGAAGGCGGCAATGTTTTTAAAGATGCTGACGGCACACCATTGTCTCAGAGAATTAACAAAGCAGACGTCGATCCTACACTTGCATGGTTGGAAAAGATTACAGGCATGAACCACAGGGATTTTAAACTGGGCACAACCGGAATAAAATCATCCTCCGGCGACTTAGATATTGCAGTTGATCCGGACGAAGTTGATAAAAACGATTTATACAATGTGCTACTTAACTGGGTAAAACAAAATCACCCAGACGATGATCCCAGACGCTGGGTAGCAAAGAGCGGAGTGTCCGTTCACTTTAACACCCCTATTAATGGCAACCCTGCCAATGGATTTGTGCAAACAGATTTAATGTTTGGCAAACCTGAGTGGATGAAATTTTCCATGCAAGGCTCGCCTAACGAAGAATCTCCATTTAAAGGTATGCATCGACACATTATGATGGCTAGTATTGCTAAAGCTAAAGGCATGTCTTGGAGTTTTCAAAAGGGATTAGTTAATCGAGAAACTAAAGAGATTATCACTAAAGACCCGAAAGAGATTGCTGAACTATTATTAGGTCCAGGCGGCGATCCTGCAGACTTCCAAACTGTAGAAACTATTAACGCGGCTATAAAGCAAATGCCTAACTATGAACAGCTAGTAGCAGATGCCAAAGAAAACTTTGCCCGCGCAGGATTGGAATTACCGCAATGAGATTTAGAGATTTAGTAGAGTCTATACAGGTCAACGAAGATGCACGTATTCAACACGCAGAAGACTTAATCTTCTGGGAAGGGTCCTCAGGCGCAATGCGAGCAGTACAAGCATTAGAAAGTTTAACTAATAAGAATTATAAAAATGTTACACTGAAGTGGGACGGTTCTCCAGCAGTAATATTCGGTAGAGACGAGAACGGCGAGTTTATACTTACAGATAAAAGCGGGTTCACAGCTAAAGGATACGACGGACGTTCTAAGAGCGGTGACGAACTTGCACAGATGCTTTTAAATAGGGGCGGAGGAAAGGATAGAGAGGATCCTCGTCGCATAGCGTTTGTAACAAGGATGCGCAATGTATTTGACGTGTTCGAAAAAGCAACTCCGCCGGACTATAGGGGTTACTTTAAAGGCGACATGCTGTACTTTGACACACCGCCCGTAGAGAATCAAAACTATGTATTCAAACCTAACATTGTAGAGTATGCAGTCGATATGAACTCCGACTTGGGCCAGCGCATTGGCGCAAGCACAGCCGGTGTAGTTATACACAGGCAAGTGGATCCAGATGGAACAGAACAGCCGTTGCAAGACCCTGGCATATTTTTAGGCAATGACCTTCTAGTTGTCCCGCCTATTACTACAGAGAAACCAGCACAAGTTGACAACGCGCTGATAAAAAAATTAAAAAAGGTTATACAAAAAGATGCCGCAGGCATTGATGAATTCTTAAATGCTGATAAAATAAAAGCAATGCAACTAACAGATTTACCTGCTATTTTGTACACATATACTAACTCTAAAGTAGATACAGGTATGACTGACCTGGGAAAAGATTTTATTACTTGGTTAGAAAATACTCCACGAATAACTGACAGAAAAAAAGAAAAGCTATACGTATATATAAAAGAAAATCAACAAGCATTTAACACATTGTGGCATGCAGTTAGTGTTATTATGAAAGTTAAAGATAATATCATATCACAATTTGACCAACATGCATCGACTGTACAGCAGAACATAGGTGGCCAGTCCGGCGGCGAAGGATATGTACTGGCTCACCCCGAGGGTGACATTAAATTAGTACCCAGGGAAGTGTTTAGCAAAGCAAACAGGGCGGTACAACGATAATGGAACTACTTTTAGTTAATCAAGAAATATCCGAAAGTAGGCTGTATCGTACTACAAATAACATGCGAAAACTTACAGGTAGAGATATTGCAGAACTTGCTTACCTTAATACACTAGCAGTTTATTTGTTTCTTGTAGCTAAGAACGACACCGACTATGCTAAAAAGACTTCACGGTACGGTAATTACAAAAACTTTAAAACAACAAGTACCGATTTGTACATGCTTGGATATGTAATAAACAATCCTGAAGGGATTAGCTTAAGTACCGACGAGGTTTCGTATCTAAATAGATTGCAGTTTGACGCAAATAAACACTATAGATTCATAAAAGAAATATCTAGTGCTAAAGGCAAATTGCAAACAGCGGCAGGATATTTGTATAGACTAGAAAGTCAATTGAAAATAAATAATAGTAAGTTAAAAGATTTTAGAAGAAGTATAATATCGTGGGATTCGTTAAGCTCAAGTAATAAAAAGATGCTTGTAAATAAGATGGCATTAGAAATGCGAAAACTAGCACAAGGCAGTGAGTTAGTTCATCCACTAACTAACATGGCTACGCCTACAAGCCTAGTAAAGAAAGCGGCAGGAGCAGTAGCCGGCGCAACTGCTGGCAGATATATTGCTGGTAAAGTAGCAAAGAAGAATCCAGACCGAGCTAAGAAAATAGGCACAGGCATAGGAGCAATTGCAGGGTACTGGGCCGCGGGGAGAAAAGATTTATGAGGATGCACGAAATAATAATTGAAGAAGTAAAACCTGAGGTTGCGCCTAAGATAAAAGCGCAAGCGGAAGAATATTTTGCCAAAAATCCAGAAGAATTAGCAAAATTCAAAGACTTTGTAAATGTAACTAACGATCCCAAGACAAACCAGCCCTACGATAATATCGAGGACGCTGTATCCGCGTACAGCAATCCAAACTGGAATCCAAACTTTAGAGGAAATCAGTACACTGGCGGCATTTCAGGACAAAAAACGCCAGGAACAATTAAAAAAGTAGCAAAATCCTTAAACCCAATGAAAGATATAGATATGACTGATGTAGGCACATCCGCAGTTTCAGGCTTCAAAAAGGGACAAGGAATAGCAAACAAAATAGATAATTTAGGAAAAAGACGACGTTAAGACGTAAGATTTTGCGTCGAAATGATAAATAAAAGTAACATATTGTTAAAACAATATAAAAGATTCTTAGGAGAATAAAAATGGCACAAACAAAAGTAAATGGCGCACCATTAGCTGATCAGTTTTTAACTGGCACACTTGACTGGTTTATCGTCACCGACGTTGACGCGGCTACTGATATCGATGACTTCGGTACTGTAGACGGCAACGCAGAAACAGTTCTACGAGCTGTAAGCACTGTAGCTAACCCAGTAGTAGTTGAAGAAGGAACTGCTTCAATTATGTATGTAGCAACTGAAGTACCTGGCGTATCCGCTGCCTCATTGCAGACAGCAGTCGCAGGCGTACTTACTAACGCTACTGTAGTTGCTGGTACTGTAACTGTAGTTTAATAGTTACTTAAAGTAATACTAAAAATCCTCGCTTTATGCGGGGATTTTTTTTGTCTGCAATTTCTTACGCTTTGATAAATAGTATAATAAAGTGGAGATCCACATATGAGTTTAATAAGATCAGGGTCAATGTCGGCCCAAGAAGTACTAACAGGTGATTTAGAATTTTTTACCTTATACACAACAATAGATTTAACTGTAACCGGTGATTTTACAGATAATACGCAAAAAGATTTTGAAAGCGTAATACAAGTTATTGCACTAAGAGCTATGCCAGTTATTATGAATAATCCAGTAGAACTTGACGGTACCGGTGGCAATCTGTTAGAAAGTTACGGAGCACCTACATTAACAGGCGCAGGCTGGATTTTTAAATTTGCTTTTGAGAAAACAGATGTACACAGTATAGCTACACTAACAGCTGAACTAGATGGAATTGTTTTAAATGGTGGCACAATCGATACTACAAGTTCGATAAACATGGAATTTACACAGCAACAATTGTTGTAATAAAGGAATAAAATGGACAACAAACCAAACTTAGATCAGAAAAATAAAGAACTGTATACTAACAATCTCGAAGCACATATCATTGCCGACATGCTTCGTATCGAAAGTATCAGCGCAGAACTACGAGAATTTAAAAACGATACAAAACTACGCCTTAACAAATTAGAAGGCTGGATTATTAGCATTGTAGCTATTACTTTCAGTACACTGCTAGCAGTAGTAGGATCGCTTATATGGCGGTTGCTTGGATGAGACTAGACGAATTCGCAGGCCCTATTACTGAAGCTAGAATGATATGGAAAAAGTCTGGCAAGAAAGTTGTACGAGCTGTGAGATGTACTAGCGGTCCTAGAAAAGGACGGGTGGTTAGTAAAGCCTCACAATGTGGCGCACCGATAGATATTAAGAAAAGAATGACACTAAAAAGAACAAAGGCGAAGATGGGCAAGCGCATGTCCAGAAAAGCAAATAGAACAAAAAGATTTAGCCCTGCAAGTAGAAGGGTTAGGACATTAAACAAGAGAAGATAATGAGAAGAAAGTATTCTATTTTAGAAGGTATTAAAAAGTTAAACGAATATCCTAACTATCCAGCAATGGGTGCTAGTGCTAAAGCTAATGCAGTGTCAGGTAGTCCGACAACTGCGTCGAGTCCTAGCCCATCTCAAGCATCTAGCCAAAGCCCATCTCAAGCATCTAGCCAAAGCCCA